GTTTTGATTAAATACAGCAAGTGGCCCCCGCGCGTCGTATTTGTCGCTTACTTTGGATACAACTGTTCCGACAAGACTTCTGGCTCTTTCGGCAGTACTTCGAACAAAACCATCTACGAGATTGTCTAAGGGCATAAATATTTCTTTCTGTATTGTTTTGGCAGTAAAGGTATTTATGTCGTATAAAGGAAAATTTAATCCAAAAAACCCTAGGAAGTATAAGGGGGATTTTCAGAATATTATTTGGAGATCGCTATGGGAGCGCCAAATTATGGTATATCTGGACGAAACAGAATCTGTTCTAGAATGGTCTTCCGAAGAAATTGCAATTCCTTATATATCTCCAAAAGACTCGCGCACCCACAGATACTTTCCAGATTTCTTTGTGAAGTCTCGAAACGCGGCCGGAGAAGAGAAATGCTTTCTATGGGAAATAAAGCCGTCAAAGGAGGCAATTGAGCCTGCTGTAAAAACAAGAGAACAGCTTCTCGCCGAATCTGCGTCTAAAAAAAGAAAGTATTATCTGGACGTTATTAAATATGGGATAAATAAGAGAAAATGGGAGGCTGCGGAGCAGTACTGTAAAGCTAAAGGTTGGACGTTTCATATTATTACGGAAAAGCATATATCCAGTCTTACAGGATCGAAAATAGGAAGAAAGAAAAATAAATGACGTATGTCAAGCGAGGTCATAATTTTCGCAAAACAATGCGCCAGGATACTGCGCTGGATGTGCTGACAGAAGAATTTGATCTTTCTGGTCTGCGACCCGAGCCGTTTGAGCCTACGACTGTTGAGGCAAGAAAATGGCTGGACCTAAAAGCCAAAGAAATTGGAAGAATTGATCCCAGACATCTCTTCTATGATTCCGAACGAATCATCTATGATCATAAGAAAATTCTTCCAGGAAAAATGTACTTGTTTAGGTACAACCCTTTGCATAAAGCCACTCTCGCATACTATGACATTCTTCCTCTTGTGTTACCCGTTGAAAAGTATCGAGACGGATTTCTAGGAATCAATTTCCATTATCTTCCAGTTCAAATGAGAGTGTTACTGCTCGACAGACTTAAACCCTTTCACATTAACGCACAAAAAATGGATCAGACAACACGACTAAGGCTTTCGTATAAGCTTCTTACGTCTTTTTCTAAATTAAACATTGTGCAGCCCACTCTTCATAGATATCTGTATAATAGATTCCAGTCTCGAATGTTACAAATATTTCCCGATGACTGGGAGGCCGCTCTTGCTCTTCCGTGCGAAAGATTTGTCGGAGAGGCCAAAAACATTGTATACAGAAACTCTAAGAGAAGTATCAAAAAATGGTAGATAAAACGTCCGTCAATAGTCCTATTCCAGAAACCGTAGGCTCGTTCTGGCAGCGCATGACATCGCGCGGAGGCGGACCTTCAAAACCATCCAAATTTCTCATTCAGATTATTCCCCCATACTTTGCTGAAAATTTGGGACAGTTTTCTACCCGCATATATCCAGCAGATCAAAGCGATCTTAACAGACTTCGGGATCTTACGTTTCAGTGTGAAAGCACTGAACTTCCAGGCAGGACTATTTCCACCTCAGATATTCTGATTGCGGGCCCTACTATAAAGCTTCCATATACAAGCACGTACAATGAGATAACATTTACTTTTTATTGCACAAATGACATGTACGAGAAGCGTATATTTGATGCATGGACAAATGTTATATGTTCTCGAACAGACAACACTCTTGGTTACAGAGAAGAATACGCCACGACAATTGGAATATTTCAATATGATGAAGGCGGCGACAAACGACCCTGGCCTGCTCTTACGTATGGAGTGAAACTAATTGATGCATTTCCGACATCAATAAATCAGCTTAATCTGTCCTGGACTGACGATAATATACATAGATTGTCCGTAACGTTTGCATACACATACTACGAACCACTAGGTAAAATAACAAATCTTGTACCAATTCCAATTGTTGGAGATGCGATAAACGGTGCCCTTTCGTCTACAATCGGACGCTCTTTTGATTCCGTGCGAGGCACTATTGTTAATTCTCTGAGCAATTCTGGACTAAACGGACAGTTCAATGGTGCATTTTCTGGAGTGTCGAATTTTCTTGGATCATTTTTATAAGGATTAAAATATTATGGCTTTACCAAAATTGAACGTGCCTACATATAATTTGCGTTTGCCAATATCAAAGCAGGAGATAGTGTTTCGACCCTATCTGACAAAAGAGGAAAAGCTTTTGTTGATGGCAATGGAATCAAAGGACCCAAAGACAATTATTTCCGCAATAACACAGGTAGCATCTAATTGTGTGGTCATTCCCGAAAAGTTTGATGTAGAAAAGATACCGATGATAGACATCGAATACTTGTTTCTGCATCTACGAGCAAAATCAAAGAGTGAGGTTCTTGAAGCCAAATTTGAATGTCGCCACGTACCGCAAGAAGACTCAGAAAAGCACTGTGGAAATATTCTTTCGTTTACTACGAGAGTCGATGAACTTAAGGTCGAAGTGCCCGATAATTTCAATACGACAATAGGGCTTACCGATAAAATTGGCGTTGTCATGACACTTCCAAAATACAAAGACGTTATTGAATCAACGTTTTCCACTTTTAATAATAGCGATTCCGATGGTGATAATACCGCCAATCTCATCGAAGAGACTTTCCGTGTTCTAAAGAAATCAATTGTTTCCATTTATGATGGAGATGAGGTGTATGACGTGGCGGACTCGAAGCCAGAAGAGCTGGACGAATTCATCGATTCGCTTACGGCCGAGCAATATAAGAAAATCGAATCCTTTTTTGATAATCTTCCAAAAATCAATTATAAGTTTAACGTGAAGTGTCCTCGGTGTCAGTATGAACACAATATCAACTTTAAGGATATCGCAAGTTTTTTTTAACCCTGTTTTGTGATGATAGTTTGAAGAATTATTACCAGACCCGCTTTGCAATCGTACATATACACAAATGGGGGTCATTTAATGAATTGGACGACATGCTTCCATTTGAGTTGGACGTGTACAAAGCCCTATTGATTGAGCATTTAAAAGAAGAGAACGAAAGAGCGCGAGAAGAACTTGACAGACAAAAAGCATATCAACAAAAAATAAATAGTCAGATAAAAGCAGCGTCTAGGACAAAAAGATAATGGCAATTGGAAGAGTCGCAAGAAAGTTATATTCGCAACAAGGTGAGTATGGATCCGTGCGAAAGGCATATAAAGAAGCCTTTCGACGGCAGATGATTGCAAACTATGCCCCAGCGAACATTATAGGTCGCATGTTTGGATTTGGATCAATATTTCATACCATGGCAAAGCGATCATTTGGCACTCCAGAATGGAATCCAAGATCACTAGAAACAGGTCGTCCAGATGCAGATGCCCGCATGAATTTCAGTCGGAGTACTTCTGGAGGTAGAAGTATGGCAGGTGGAGGAGTTGGTTCACGCCTGGCAGAGCGATCGCTAGAGAACATTGAAGACAATACCGAGCGTACGGCAGACGCCATGGAAAAAATAAGTAATATTGCGGCCATCGAAAGAAAAAAAGAAGACATATCTGAAAATTTTAGACGCGAGTTGGAGTTTGAAGAAAATCTGAAAAAACTAAGACCTTTGTCTGCGGAGAATGTGATGGTAGGCGGTCCAGCAAGTAAGCTGGGAGATCCTGCCACGAAAAGAGGTGGTAATTTTCCTAATATAGCAGGAATGTTTTCTGGTCTTGGAAAAAATTTGTGGCAAGTGGCGTTGGCTGGAGGAGCTGGTTTAGGCCTGGCAGGCCTAGGTGCAAAAGGTGCAGGAAGGCTGCTACTTAGATTTGGACCAGTTGGTATGATTCTTAACGGCCTTTATGAAGGAATAAATGAGTATAATATGTCTGGCGACATTCAAAAAGCGGTCGAACAATTTTTTGCTGGGGCGACTTTAGGTATTTTTGGACCAGACTTTTTTCAGTCGGTTAGAGATGCCTCTGCGAAGGTTGCCGATAAAGGAGGGTTATACGGTTCTGCAAAAGGAGGAGGAGGTTATGTACCTATGGTGACTCCTTCGACCCCCTCACCATCTACAGAAGCGGCCACTACAGCGTCCACTACAGATACCTCTAGCTTTTGGGATACAGGAGTTGGAAAGTTTCTCATGAGACCTTTTGAGCCTACAGGAAGTTATGCCAATAAATTAAAACCTGTGGCGCGCGCTGCTGCACCCAAAGCACCTCAATTTACAAAAGGTGGTCTGGCCAATCTTGGAGCATTAAATGCCGCGCAACCCATGACAGTTTCGGGGTTAGAAGGTAATATTTTAAATACGATTGCTCAGGCCGAGGCGCCAAAGTCTGGCTATGATGGCATTTTTGGAAATAATGACCGAACGCAGGAATTTTATCAGCTAACCGGAGGTCGTCGGCTTACTGAGTTATCTGTTTCTGAAGTTATGTCATTGCAACCAAAATTTGTTGCATTGAATAGAGCGAGAGGAGGAAGACCAAGAGAAGGTGGTGCCGTAGGAAGATATCAGATAGTTACTAATACCTTACGAGGACTGGTTTCCGAAATGGGACTTACTGGCAATGAACCATTTTCTCCAGCACTTCAGGATCAGATGGCCGTTCATTTGCTAAAACGAAGGGGTCTAGATGAATTTAAATCTGGAAAAATTTCTGCAACCCAGTTTCAAAATAACCTATCTTTGGAGTGGGCGGGGCTACCAAATGTTTCAGGAGTTTCTTCCTATCAGGGAGTAGGATCAAATAAGGCAACAATATCTTCTTCGAGCATACAGGGAGCAATAACTGGAAGTCCTCGTCTGAATGTTCCCGCAGCAACCGCAGCTACTAGAGCAACACAAACGGCTGCAACTTCTGCGGTAGGAACAACGCAAATACAGGCAGCAATGAGTACTCCTGAATCCGTTGGTGCAACAATTGTTGGTACAATGCCCACTGCCGCTTTTGGTGCGTCACCACAAATGTCCGAGTCTGTCGATGAATTTGTCACGCGCGTATTGGTCGCAATGGGAGTTGTGACGGGTACATAAAAAATAAGGGCGAGATTTTTTGTCTCGCCCTCTTTACTCTAGCCTTTTGCCAGATTCCTGAACATTTCAAGATCAGGATCTTCTTCCTCTTGTTCCCAAGGAGGAGTTGTTACTGCTGCGGCAACCTTTTTTGCAGCGGCAGGCTTACTAACAACCTTTTCAAGAACGTCTTCATCAACAAAAGACTTTTCTTGTTCATAGTCCCGTTCGCTGACGGATGTCACTCCAGTAACAAGCATGAGTCGAGCATGAAGCTCTTCATATGACTTGAACTTCGATGGAGCAACCTCTTCCATGAGAGAGTGTTGCTTTTCCCAGACAGCCTGAAGCTTCTCTGGATCGCCCTTGTACAGAGGCGACGGAGAATCAAACGCAGAACTGTCATAGTTTGGATATCCACCCTCACCGCGACGGATCTTCAGCTTGAAGTTTGCACCGTCAATAAGATGAAACGGATTAAACTTTACCTCATCAGAAAACTCTGGTTCGAGTGCACGCTTGATCTTATCGTACAGCTTGACGCCATACTTAAAAAGAAATACCTTTCCGACATTTGAAGGATTCTTTTCGTCCTGAAGAATAAGGACGTTGGAGATGTAGGAAAGCTTGCGCTTTTGCTTGCGTGCA